AATCTTTCTTTGATACATCCATTCTTTCATTGACATTCCTTCAGGGATCTGAGACTTGTCCATGATAAATCCTTTTACTCCAGAAAGTGCCAACCAAAGTTCCTTGTGATAATGTATGATGTTGTAAAGGATCTGAACATCCTTTGCAGCCCATACCAGAGAGTAAGGTTTTCTAGTATAATAATTGTGTGCACGACCAACATAAGGAAGTTCTGCACGACCATAGTTATCATTGGATCTAACAACTCGCTTCTTTCTACAATCAACGAAAATGTTAGAATCAATTAATACGCCTTGGTAAATATCGTTCTTGTATCCAACTTGTTCTTTCTCACCTTTTTCCGGCTTAATCTTTTCACCGTCACTCATCATGTGAGTAAAGTAAGATCCTTCTCTGTGTGGATTTGGAGATTTCTTAGCTCTAATCTTTGTTGCGGATTTCCAATAACATCTACATACGCGAACTGTGCTCGAGTAATCTTCGGATCCGGAATAAAGTGCATCGTTACATCCATCTACATTTCCGTCACCAATTCCATGAGTATTACTTCCGTGATATCCATATCCATATCCAGATTGAGTGTTGATGTAGTCAGATCTATTCTTGAGCTTCTCCATATCCTGAAAACTCAACTTGTCACCGAATTCCTCGATAACCTGGTTGATAGACATGAATCTTTCCTCCATACACCATTCAGCATCTCCTACCCATTGTACCTCACTATCTCCAGAATAATAGAATCCCATTGGATTTACTTTTCTGACAATAGGATCCTCGTGTCCGGAGTCATCCTCCCAGTCTGCAAAATAAAACTCTTTATCAACTACAAGTTTATCTTCAAACCCTAGATTGAAGAGATCCTTTAATCCCTGAGTGGCGATCATATACTTGAGGCCCTTCTCAGCGATAATTTCTAAAAAGTCTTTGTATTTGTATTTGAAGTAAACCTCGATATCCTCAAGTTCTTTTTGAGAGATCATGCTCTCATGTGAGATAACGAACTTACCTGTCTCGAGTTCTTTCTGAGCTTGCTGAAGCTGAAATTGCATTTCCGGTGGAACCTGTCCAAGTTCTTGTGCCGCCTGTTGCTCTACCTGAGCAAGTTGAGCCTGCATCTGCTCAATGTTGGTAAGTGCATTTTGATATTCTACACTTATCTTCTTTTTGTTCGCAGCCATCTGAGCTACGATCTTCTGAAATTTCTTTTGCTGTTTGTCGTCAACAGAGTTACTGTCGATTGAATATGTTCTCCAGTTGAAAGGTCTTTTAGTTTCCTCAGCTCTTAATCGATCAAGCTTTGGTCTAAGAAGAGGGACGAAACGGATCTTGGCCGGGTATTCGTAATCATCTACTTTTCGTAAATAATCAAAGTCTCCTTCATTTTGGACACCATTGTAGATATCATAACAGAATTTATCCTTGGCTTTTGCTTCCCGACTGGTGAAGGACATGCGAACAATAGAACCTACGTTCCTTTGCATCCAATGCTTGTCTTTCTTTGATTCGGGTATGTTTTGATTCGGTAATGACATTTTCTAAAATTTTTGCGTTATTCTTCCTTGATTACTCTTAAAATGGAAGAACTCTTCCTTCTTACTGACGTTAGCATGTGCGTTTGCTTTAATGTTGATATTATCCTTCGCGTGACAAATTGCCAGTGAAGATGAAATCGTGATATCGCAGTTGTAGTTCTTTTCATTTCTGAACTTAATTGCTCTATCGATTTGTCGCATATCATACATGTTCTCACTATAATCCTCAATATAATCTCGATACATGATCATCCATTCAGTCTTCGTTCCTGGATCTACACCATATCGGTTATTCACCTTGCTGTCTTTCACGTTAGCATAAGCTATCTGAGGTCTTTCCTTCAGGTAGCCTTCAAAACCATTGTTCTTATACCAGTTAAAGATAGCGATATTTGACCACTCAATTAGATTTGGAGCTTTATAGTACATACATAATTTTGCTGTCTCCTCATAAAACTTCTCTGCTGTCGAGGGCCTATCTGTGTATCTAGCAGCGAAAATGTTAGATGTTGAGTTAACATCCTTGAACATTTTAAAGATTGAACAAGATCCTTCTGAATCTGAAGTATTCGCCTGGTCCTTATCATATGAATCGGTACCGGCAACATAGAGATTGAGAATTACATTGTCCTGATCATCTTTTTCTGGATGCTCATAAATAATAAGCTTCCCTGCTGGATCATGTATAAACTCGACTCCGGTTATTGTACCCAAATCATTTTTAATCCATTCAAGCCTACCTTTATCTCCGAGGTTTGAAAGTGCCTTATTGTTTCTTAATCTAGCAAACTGCTGATTCAATAATGCCTGGTTAAACATGTTCCCTCCTGTACGCATGAAGGCTTCACTTGGAATGATTGGATCCTGAGTGATTGTATTCACAAAGTCATCAACCTTTTTAGATTTCCTAGCGGCCTCACGTTTAGTATCAATATACTCGAGACTATCTTGCTTCAGGGAGTTACCTTCATTGTCTACAATCTTGAATTTCCATGCAGGACAGAAGAATCCAATTTTAGAATCTCCACCGTCCTCTTCATATTCATTATTGAACTCAAACATGTCATAGACCTCCGGATCATAGAACATTTGCTCTAGTTCCGCAGCTCCTTTCTCCATATCACCACCAGTTCCTACAATAATAGCGAAACCTGTTTTCTCACCACCCTCAGCCTCAAGTGCTGGTTGGATGTACTTAAATGAATCGATTAATCCAGGAAACTTACCAGCCTCTTCAAATATGATCAACGAAGGAGACTTACCAATTGTTGCCTGAGGATTATTTTTCGATGTGATGTTGTAGATCTCACTATGGATCCCTTTCCAGTGAGGAACACCATTCTCAATTACTTTATACTTTGCTTGTATGTAATCAAGAGTATCTGGCTGTCTCCTCTTATAGAATTCAGTTTCCTTTAGCGAGTTAAGTCCCCTTACACACATTCTCATTGTGGCATTGGAATACTTCTCTTCACCGGCAGTAATTATTGTTTGAGAGTGAGCGAAGAATGTGAATTCCTTACCCATCAATGCAGCGTGTTTTTCAGAGTAACCTTTCTGACGAGCTTTTACAACACACAAATGTTTCCCGGCTTTACGAGCTTTTTCAATGGCCAGGAAATATTCCAGGTCCATATCAAGGAACCTCGGGGCGATTAAGGTTTTACGACCAGTCTTCTTATCCTTACCACGGATCTTCCAGAAATTTAGATACCAGTAATAATCTCCTGGAATATACACACCTCCGCATGTCCACCCCTCGAGGCATCTTCTTTTCTGTTCAACCCACCACTCACGATATTCGTAAGATAAAGGATTCGCATTGGTCAAACCATCATTCACCACTGGGGAGAATTGTTTAGTGTTGACAAACATAATTTACTTTAATACGTCAATATACAAAGAACGATACTCATCTGTTCTTCTTGTTTCTTGTTTCTGTTAGAATTCTTTTATTAAGCAATAGGTCACATATATCTGCTCCCCAGAACTCTTTCTTGCTTTAAATATTTTCATCCAGTGAAGGAATCGATCTCTACGATTTGTTACTTGACATCCTGCTGACCAAGATCCAATAAACATCTTCACTAAATTATTATACCACTTGAATGTATTCGTATGGAAATTGATTCCAAATAATCCGTGGATAGGAGTTCCAATCTCTTCAGACTTTCCATCCTTATCTCCATCTCGATAAACTGTAACTTTGTTAACCTGGCGAAGCTCATGTCCTCTTGAGGCTCTATAAATATACCTCCACATGTCATGATACCACATATCAGATTTAAGAACAGCAGCACCAACTTTATTGAATCGAAGGAACCCCCCTTTTAGAATAGCTGCACCAGGATGAGTTGTTCCAGTGATCACTTCTTGGAAGACCTCTCCCTTGAAAATGTAAAACTTATCATCATATGTATTCTCTTCATCTTCATTAGATCTAACTCCAAGAATCCAGTAACCCTCAGGAATCTTTTGGAACCCTTTAGTTACTTTCACTCTGACTAATAATTCTTTATCCGTATAGGATCTCACGTTGCTCTTAGCCATCTTATTTCTGTTTTCTGTTAAATACTAAATACAAAACCGCAAGTATGAAAGTAGCAATTAATATCCACTTCAACCACGGCCACCATTCTGGCGACTTCTCATAATACCTTATTGGAACTACCCTTTCTTTAACAATAAGGGTGTCCTTACACTCTCCTTCAACATATACAGAATCTCTAACCCGATAGACTTTAACTTGCAACCGATCATGGTTGACGTGTATTGTATCAAGTAGTTCTCTAATATGGGTGACAGTATCATGTTTTATTCTTGGAACATATACCGAATCCTTAATGTAAAGTGTGTCTTGTTGATGTACGTGAGGAAACCTTTCAACTAATCGTTGATGGCGTTTTATTGGATCGCATGATGTAGATCCAAATAAAGTGATAATCAATATGAAAATACTAATGAGATTCTTCATCTGGTTTATTGTTTTCTTTTTGAATTCTATTCTTTCTTATGTCTTGCCAAACAGCAGCTCCTAACATAACTAAAACAAATCCAAGTAATATTTCCAACACTGTAACAAAGTTTGAATCGTGAGTAAATCTAATCACAATATAAATAACTAAAGCAAATGCAAGCAAAGCCAAAAACCTTTTTGACGAATCAGGAGAATCAGACTTAATTATATTGCCTAGATATTTCCAAATTGCTTTCATTTCTTTACGAGTTTTTCAACTAAGTTTTGTATCTCTTTTACAATTCTTAATTCCATTTGTGCAATAGAAGTTTCAAGTTTTGAGTGTCCCTTTGACATTTCTTTTTGAATATCTTGTATTACATGATTCTGATCATCTATTCGTTTATGCAATGCAGTCGCTAATTCTTTTTTACGATCTCTTAAATCTTGAAGTTCTCGTTCCTGCTCTTCATTTTTTGCATCTGCTAAATCTAGGCGAGCCTTTAACTTATAATAAGCACCCATAGCACCAAGCAGGCCACTACCTGCACCAATGATTAAATCTAGCCCTATTTGCATTTCATTAAGTACCATTATTTTTGTTTTTTCTTAAATTCGTATAATTCAATTGCTGCAATACAATGATCTTTATGTTTAGGATCTAAGAAGCTTAAAATATTTGATAACCATATTCCACGACCATTTAATTTGTTCTTTTTTTTGAGATCTCCTAGTGCAGCACTAATGGTAATATCTCCTTTACCGAGAAGAGTATTCTCTTCAGCAGTAACAATGTCCTCAATTAATTCTCCTACAAGTGCATTTCCGATGAGGTCAATAATGTATCCAACAAAAAAGAAAGCCTTTTTAATTGCATTCCATAGTTGATACAAAACTTTTAAGAACCATATTCCAGCCTGCTTCATTCTAGCAGAGAATTTTTTTCCTTTATGATCATAGAAAGGCTTGAGTAATGTGTATAAAAGTCCAATGGGAATAAACAATATTCCCAAGACAACTGACACAATAGCCACAAGTATAGTTCCTACTTCATTTAGTAAATTTTTCATTCTGACTGTATTTCATTTAATTGATTAACAATAAACAACTTTGCAGCAGCATCCATAAAAGGAAGCGTTGATGCATTAATTCCATCAATCAAAGGTTGTGTGTTACCTAAAGTATATACATAAAGCAAAGCTGCTACTTCGGTTGAAAGACTTGTAACTTTTCCTTCAGCTACTTCTTGAGTATCACCAAGCCCCATAAAATAAGCTACAAAATTCATTGTAGATTTACCAAGAGTCCATTCTCTTTGTCTGGTTCTGTTCATGTATAAAACATATTCTTTGTCTCCTGTTATCATCTTACAATAAATTATAGTTAAATGTAATTCCCTTTAAATATGTGTCCATACCATTTTGACCTGTGAAATCGATAAATACCGTTATCACATCTCCAGGGTTTAATGTGTCTCCAAAAGAATATACTTGGCTTTCGTATGCAGGATAAGTTGCTGTTGTATTTATATCAACAGCATTAATAGTTGAATCAAGAATACCATTAATTCTTGCAGATAATGTATATCCTGTAATCGGACCGCTTGTTGAAAGAATTAAATTTAGATCTGCTGCTGATCCATAACCTTCAGGTGTTACAAACTGAAAAATTGATTGCTTAGTTCCCGGGTTTGGGGCCGCACCAATACCATCAGTAGTATATACTAATTCATTAGAATCAAGTACCACTCCTGATGGAGCTGTTCCAGTATTTACAATTGAAGATAAAAATAAATTGACAGAGCCCCCCATTATTCCACCTCCTCCAGGTCCACCAATAGATTGCCAAACAGGAGCTGCTTGTGTTCCAATATTAACTTCAACCCTTTGTGTTGTTAAGTTGTATATTGTTGTTCCTTTTCGTGGCAACACCAAAGCATTTCTCTCTGTTGTTGTTATTGGATCATATGATATTCCTTCTACTGTAATCATGCTATTGGGGGTAATTGATTTAATCTTTCAACCATTGACACAAATGCATCAACCTTATCTTTATCGGCCTGAATCATTACAGCATAATCAAGATCGTCAGTCCCTTCAACAACTACAACAGATGTAAAACAATCCATATCAATTGTCTCAGGAGCGTTAGCAATATCTGCAAAACAATTATTTGTGAAAAGTGATTCATAGTCATCGTAAATAACAATGTCTGATGGATCAAGATCAGACTTTATCAACAGAGTCTCAACTGGACTACCATTTATCTCACCAAAGACTAGTTTCTGATCAAGAGTTGCTTCTGTATGTTTAATGCATTTTATCATCACCTTAAATTTTAGGAGTTATTAATCCAATCAATTGCGTATATCCAGCCCAAGCATCAATAGCGACAGTTGATATAGCTGGTTCGGTTCCTCTTGTGTTTGTTGTGGCAACGATATCACTAGCTAAAGAGGCATCCCCAAGAATAATCTCTGACGTTCCTGGTGCATTCCCAAGTTCCATTTTGGAATTGTAGATATAAATTTCTGATTGTTGACCACCTGCACCTGATTTGAAGAATAAACCACCACTAGCAGAAATGTCTGCATTATAAATAAATGGAGAATAAATGTAAAGCTTCTTTCCTGATCCTATAACACTTCTGCCTGTTGCTTCAATATTACCTCTTATGATAATTTTTTGATCTGCCGGAGATCCCCACCCTGTCAGTTGAGTCCACACAGGTACACATTGACTTCCTGGAGTAATACATTTGTTTATGATGTCTCCATTAAATATAAAGTTTCCTCTACTCGCTCTGTACCAAAGATAAACACCTTGAGTGTTTGCTGATCTAATTTGACCATTAATTGTTACTGTTGGGTAAAGCAATGCATTTGTTAGATTTGCAGCATTTATGACACCACCATTCCTGTTGACAGAATATTCATCTAGGCAATCTCCATTAAAAACAATTTCAGCTCCTAAAACAGAGTCCAACCAAAGAACATTCTTTGCTAAGTTTCCATAAGGATTAGATGTAATTGGATTAACAGTTATTGTTTTTGGACAATTTACAGTTAGTTTACCAGAGAATCCACTACGACCATGAAAAGCGGCATATTGGGATTCGTAAAAATATTTAATATTGAACTCAGCTTCAGCAGTTCCATACATTCTTACAGAGTATCCTCCACCATTAACTCCGGTGCATCTTATTGAATCTGTTGTAAATCTAATTTTAGCTTGTGCTCCTGGAGGTGTCCAGCAAACAGTTCTGGCTAATTCCATTTTTGCACATTCAAATTCTATATTTACTGGATCAGTAGTGTTTACTTGAAGGCCATTATAGAAGTTACCATTCATAACAGCTCTACCTGTAAACTTTACGTTTGTTGTTCCGCTATAAACATAGACACCACCACTAGTAAATGTAACTCCATCCATGCAAATTACATGTCGGTTATCTCTAGTAGATGTAAATTGAATATTGAAGCTATATGTTCCTGGTTTGATTACAACAATATTAGCATTATCCATTGCTGTACCAATATTTAGATATGGTTTATTTGCATCACCTACAACGGCAGTTAAATCATTTCCATCTGTTCCTACAAAAGCTACATTTGGAAAGTTAACTGTATTTGTATCTGGAGACACAGGTACAACAGCTTGCCATACTGGTACCGATGGAGATCCTAAATTGATCTCTAACTGTCCATTATCTTTGTTGTATATTGTTAACCCTGAATTAGGATTAACTAAAAGATTCCTCTGAGCTGTTGATAAGGCATCATATGATATTCCACTTGTGTGCATAACAATAAGTTTTAATATTCACCATGCTTAACCGCAGACCAGTTAGGATCTTGTGACGGAGCAACATCTGAATTCAAATTAATAGTAAAGCCAGCAGGAGTTATGTCTTCAATTGAAACACTATAATCATCTGGCGAAACAATTGACACTGATGGAGTATAGTTAGCATCAGCAAAAGCTGTTGCAAAAACAACTGCCGCCTTTTTTGGTGTTCCTGAAAAACTAGCTACAAGTGTTTTCCCTGCTTTTGTTGGTGCAACTGCTGGTATTAAGTCGGCAATTTTTTGCAAAGGAAGATTGAACTTTTCAAATTCAGATCCATTCCAACGACAGACAGCTACAACATCTGTAACTGTAAAGTCAGTCAAAGGCTTTCCACAAGTTTCCCATAGGTAAGCAAAAGCATTCATGTCAACAACAGAGTTAGGAATTGGGACACCACCATTTGTTCCTCCAGATAAAACCAAATCATCATCTACTTTCCCTAAAAGCTGATCATTAGTATCGGCACCAGGTCCGGCAAACACTTCCCAGTTTGTTGAATCAGAAGCAAAATCTTGTGATGCTATATGACTTTCAATACATCGGTAATAACTTCCATCTGGAGCTAGAACCTCTGTTCCTTCATCATATTCAAATCTCGGTTCCCATGTAGGGATGTCTCCAGGTCTTTGTCCTGGATGCTGGCCGTTTTGGTTTGCGGCATCTATTCCTGGAGGGAATAGTCTAGTATTTTTCCACCAATTCATAATTCTTAATCATTACAGCAGTCCTCACCGAACGCCATGTTACTACTAAGAATGTTTCTTAAATTTCTACCCCATACGGTAGAATAGAAAGCATTCATTTTATATCCACCGGCAGGCATTTGTCCTGCGTTCTGAATAATGCAACAAGCTGAAGATCTAGGATCTGGCTTGCTTTTTGCGACTTGAGGGATGTCATTCCCAAAAATTGTTCTTTTCTCTTTTCCATTTTTTAGATCAGAGAATACTGTTCCGTGGCCGAAGCCTTTGAACATATTACTTTGTGTTGGATATCCTGGTGTCATAATTTTATTTTTAGTTTGTGCAATTACCTAATCTTTCTAATTCTGGGCTGGAGTAACAAGCTTGAGAATCAGGTGGACATGGCTCATTGAAAGCGTGAGTTACAATTCCTTCTACCGTTCCTGCTAATCGTATGCTTCCATATATCGCACAGAATATAACTTCTTCACCAGTACAAACCCTTGCTCCACATGGATCCCATTGATAGTTTTGGGCCATGTTATTTTTATCTACCCAATCAATTCTTCCACCAGGATCATTAAAGCCTCTTGGTGCAATTGTATATTTATATTCAAAAGTATTAAAGCCTGGCTCCTCTACTGGAAGATAAACTGGATCTGCTGGTTCACAACTTGTAGGAGCCGTTGGGGAATTTGGATTATCTTCAATTGCACAAGGGCAAGCTGATGTTTTTTCGTCGTCGTTTGTAAATAGAGACTTTTCTTCCTCTATTGATGTGTCAGGAAAAATCCCGGCACCATTTCCACTTTTTGAAAAAAATCCACCCATTATCCGTTGTCTTCAAATAATTTAGATTCACCTCCACCAACTTGTCTGGAAAGTGCTTCCTTATTTACTTTTTGTTCAAGCTTATCGTAAAAGTCTACTAGATCCTCAGATCCTTTGATTACTTCTCGATATTCCTTTTGGTTCTTTTGGCTAATCTTCAGGCTATCGAAATGATCAATGTAATCATCAATCTTTCTCTTACAACCCTCAAGTAATCTCTCCTTGTGGGTAAACTGAAGTTGGTTAAGCTTTGCAACGATCGCCATGAACTCAGGATTGGCCTCAGCCTTAACCCAATAATTCTTGTCGTCGAGCACGTCGGTACAAACCATCAGTCTGCGATCTTGTTCACTCAGGTTTTTGTAAATCGTTCTCTTGTCATAGACAGAGTACAAATATGCAGCCATCTTAAAAAATCTGACTTTACCTTGCGTGTGATCAGCATCATGAAGTTTCTTAACATGGACATTCAAAAGTCCCTGTTGAGTAACAACTACTTTACCATTTTTAAGCTCAAAGAACATTATTCGGGTGTTGATGACGGAATCTCCTCTGGAAAACTTTCAGGATCTTTTTTGACAATTTTGGGATTAGCTCCGAATTTGATTAGCTCGGTTGTAAGAAACCTACCTCGATCGTATCTGCCGTTTTTGTCAAACCAATGACACTCAATACCGACAACAAAAGTTTTAGGCTTCGCATTCCCATCCTTGTCTCTGATCGCTTCTGTTTTTTTAAGAACGTCATCGACAACCATCTTTCTCTTTGGATATTCGCGATGTGCAACATTTACACCTGGCTTGATCCAATACTTGTCATCCCTTTGGGATACTTGGCTCTTTTGATCTGGCATCTTTCTTTTTTGTAAATGTAAAGAAAAAATATCAGAAAATAGAAATGAGCACTCCTGGGTTCTCCTTGTCATGAAGGTAGTCCATGAAGTATGGTTTTACATTTTTACAATCGTCATCATCAACCCAGCCGTGTTCAACCATCATGTCTTGTACGATCTGAGCAGCATTTATGTAGTCGAATTTTCTTCTTGTTTTTCTCGAAAATCTAAAAACAATTCGATAAGGCTTCTCTCGGCCCTGAAGTAATTTTTGAAATTTGACCTTGTTGGCAAGGTAGTCGATTGAATGTTCCTTGATGTAGCGTTTGGTCGCCTTGGAACTGTTGAGGTTTAATCGGACAGGAACATAGCTTCCGTTTCTAAGTACAAAGATCTTCCCTGGAGTTCCCTTCTTCAAAAAGAAAAATCCAATCTCTTTTGAGTTCTTTGATGATGGGACCTCTCCCGGGAGGAATATACCCCTCTTGATTATTTCTTCTTCTTTTGACATCTGTTAAGCTTATTATCTCTATTTCCCCATATGCATCACATAAAGGGCAGTCGTCAATTTTGGTTTCGTACTTGAATGTCTTTCTCCGAAATACGATACCTGCATACTTAATGATACCTGCCCCACGACAAACAGGGCAAGTATCAAAAGTATCGATATTTTTTCTATCTCTATTCACCAGGAGATGAATTGTTGTCGTTAGAATCTGGCTCTGGAGATGGTTCCGGTGCAAGAGCTGTCTCTTCAGCTACCGTTTGTTCACCTGCATCACTTGCACGTTCCTCCATTATGGCATTAGTTTTCTCAACTTCCTCCGAAACTATGTCTTCATTGACAGATTCCACTGTCTCGACGGGAGAATACTGCTGAGGGTTGTCTTCAGCGATAGATCTCATGATGTTTCCAAGTCGCATATATCCTTCCTCGAAAGAGTCAATTGCCTTAGTGATTGATGAGGTTAGCATCAACTGATCCTTTACGTTTTGAATCGTCGCACGCTTCATTCGTAGCGTGATTAATTTCTCGATGATCAATGTCATTCCTCTCATGGCGAACTTCAAATGCTTCACATCTGAGAAATCTGTGTTTACCGAAACGTCTTCGCTTTTCACTTTGTCGGCATCAAGCTCAACAATGTTGTTTCTCTCGTCATGCTCATTGGCATACGGGTACTCCCTTCCAGCAGTCAGGTACAATTTGTATCGATCCAAGGCCATTCTTGTCTTGTTCATACAATCCACA